GGTGGGCCAAACATAGACAACATATCATTAACCATGACTTATAATAATGTTGTTTTACAAGTAGAAACTAAACAAGCATTACAAGCATTTGAAGAACAAGTTTTATTTCAAGAAGAAGAACAATTTTTTACTGAAGAATTTGTAGAAATATTTACTGAAAAAATAGAAACAATTGCAGCTGCTGCATTACCACCAGAAGAAAAAGCCGTAGAGATAACAGCTGCTGTATTAGAGTTTGAAGAAAAGACAGAAACTAAAGTAACTAAAGCAGAGATCCAAACAGCTTCTTTTTTACCACCACCAACAATGATGATGGAAGAAAAGGAAGAAGAAAAACCAGCTAAAATAGCAATGACTATTATAGAAGAAACTGAAAAGGAGAGTACAAATGTACGGGAAGAAAAAACCAGCGAAAGTAAAGCCGAAGAAAACAAAACAGAAACCGAAGAAAAGGTAACTGCTAAAGCAGAAACTAAAACTAATAAAACTAATACTAAAGTAAGTAAATTAGAAGCGTCTATGGATAAGGTAGATGCAGTAGTTAAAGATGCTGCTAAAAATTTAGAAGTAAAAAGTATTATAAAGCTAGATGCTATGCAAAGTGATAGCTCTATTAACCTGGCTGTCTATAACAACCAGGCGTTTTATAAGAGTAAAGATATATATCTTAATCAAGTTATGATGTTTGATAACAGAGACATCTATAACAATGTAACCTTGGTTAATTACATTAGTAATGATCCAATAAACATTAAAGAAAATATCTTACACGACATCAATAAAAGAAAAGAAAAACTATTAATAGAAATAGAGGTACTTAAAAATGGATAGTATTAAAAAGAACTTAACTAACATAGTTGTCATCATTGGTTTAATTGGTTCCATTGGAGCTGGTTTTACAAAGTATGGAGAACTGACTACTAGATTATCTGAAATAGAAAATAGATCTTCTACTGACTATTCTGCGCAGATTGCAGTATTAGAAGAAAAAGTTGCAAAATTATCAGATGAGATAGAAGGCGCAACGGGTCATGGCCATACTAAAATATTAATAAACGAGAAACAAATTGAATTATTAAAGGTTAAAATAGACGAGATTAAAGCGTCTGCTTCTAACCCACTTGGCGGATAATCTGGTCTGGGTGGCTGGATTTGAACCAGCGATCCCTAGCTCCCAAAGCTAGTGCGTTACCAGGCTACGCTACACCCAGACTTCTATTTTTTCGAGACTTGTATCAGAGAGTTATCGGGGAGTAAATGATGTATCAACGTGATAACAGCTAGGAAAAACAAGCCTTATTTTATAACCTTTTTGGTAAATAAAATTTGTCTAATCGTGGTTGTAAGTGTTATATAACAACGATAATTTACAAAATGATTGGTAGGTTCGAATATTACCAATAGCTATTGGCACACAACAATTCTAAACCATCAGAGAGTAAACAAGAGAGTAAACCAAAGATGTTTGCTATTTTTTTTGTATTTTTTGAGGGGAAAAAGTAACGAGGGAGTTGCTAGCTCCCTCAATTATTTACGCAATTTTATTTATTGGAGCAGCAAGTGGCAGCTCTTTATCTTGGAATGTATTTTCGCCAGCTAGCTCTCGGTTTAATTTAGGCATTAGAGGCGCATAGAGACGTTGTAGCTTGCGTTCTTCCATAATGTTAGCTTCTATCTCACGAAACTTTTTAGCCACCATATCTTGCTTAAATAAAGGTATCTGTTGCAGCACCAGTTCTGGATCTCCATTGTATAATAAGTTAATATCCCAACCTTCAGTTTTAGCTAATAAAAATAGCTTATCAGATCCAATTCCATTTTGAGCTTTTTCGTATTTCTGGATTTGTTGGAAGGTTAAGTTTAAAGATTTAGAAATTTTAGCTTGTGTCTTACCGCTAATAGTTCTTAAAACGAACATCATTTTTGCTATTCGTTCCTTCTCTTGTAGTGCTGGCATTTATCATCCTTTAGTTATTTGATTAATAGCAGCTTTTCTTTGTTTCTCATTCAAATTCAAATCTCTGATGTAGTTAGCTTGTCTAATATCTTTAGAGTTACCAAATCTATTATCCATTTGCTTATCAGTTAAAATTTTAAGTTCTTCCATACGAGATATGCTCCACTTTCTAAAAGGAGACATCCCATTTGGCCAATGGATCCCTAATCTTTTAGCAGAAACTTTAACTCTTTTTCTAGCTCCGTGGATAGGTACATTAAACACTCTTTTAAATGTTCTTCGTTCCATTTTATTTATATCTGGATTATTAAAAGTTACGTTTCTATGTGTAATTGGAAACATCTGCGCTTTCATCCATATACTAAACAGCTCTAAACATTGATCTGATACTTCAACAAATCGTCTTTGGGTCTTTACCTGGTAGGGTCTAAAGTTATTTTCTTCATTGATTGAGTGATCTAAAAACACACCACCAGCATTAAAATCTACATTCTCATAACAGATCCCAAGCAGCTCACTTAATCTGGCTCCAGTTTCAGCAGCACATTTGTACAAAGTTTTTAATTGTATATCTGGTTCTTTATTTACAACAGCTAACAGCTCTGGAGTAGTAGGCATCCACTTGATTTGAGTATTGTAATCTTTAAAATATTTTGGCCCGAATTTAAAATTAGCAATGGTATAGTCAATCTTCCATTGTCTGCTGGCACAAAAATTTACGAATTTTTTAAATTCTAATACCGCAGCTCTAATAGTTACTCTACCAATGGTTTCAGTTTTTTTCTTATAGAAACCGAACCCATCTTTTTTAACCCATTGTAGAGCTTTACTATTTTTAATACCAAGTAAAGTTACTTCTCTAAAATCTGATAATAAATAATCTGCTAAATATTGCTTATTGATATGGGGTCTAACATGATTGTTAATGTATGCTACTTGCATATCTTTATATTTAGATGTCGTGTCTGGATCGCTATTAATAACTTTAAAGTATTCATCAAAAGCAAAATTAAATTCTATTTTTTGATCTATGACATCTATCTTATCTGAATTTTCTAGTTTAGATCTTAACGCTTCAGCTTTCCTTTTCTCATTCAAACCAAAAGTTTCTTTATTTTGTTTTTTAGTTTTGCCGTTTACCTGGTAAACAACTTGAACGCATAGTTTTTTACCGCCAGCTCTGTCAACAGTAACAACTTGAACTTTCATATATTAATTATCCTCCATCTGTTCGTTAAGTAACATTCTTTTTTCTAAATGATCGATTATATCAAAACTATCTTTTTTAACTTCGCTTTCCTTCCATGTGTTTCCATTAGCAATACATTTACCTAAACCAGTAAGAGCATAAGTTTTACCTTCTTCTGGTTTATCATAAGTAGTCTCTTTAGTTTTTTTTAAGCCATCGCCAGTATATTCATACTCTGTAATTTTAGTAACTGGATCTGGTTTATTATTGTAAACAACTTGAATTGGTTTTTTTGCCATTAAGCAGCCTCCTTAACTTTCATAACTCTTGTTATTTTTTCTGGGTATCTTTTTTTTTCATCCTCATCATCGTTAGTTTCAAAAGGAACATACCAAACATCAGCACCAGCAGAGATAGTTTTTGTAGTAACATCTTTACCAGCAACTAATCTTTTGGTTAATTTTATTTTGTAACAAGCATAATATTTGTCATCACAAGATCCTTTATCTACAACAGTACCTTCAATAAAACTTGCCTTCTCTCCAAATTGAGCAAAGTCGTAAGCTCTAATTTTATCTCCAAGATCAGCAACATTTTCAAACATCATTAAGCAGCCTCCTTTTTTATAACACATTCACAACACGCTAAAGTTATTTGAGTTTTATCTTCTGTGTTAATAAATTTGTGTTTGGTTTGTTTATTACATCCAACTCGACATTGTGTGAAACAATATTCATTTTTTGGTTTTTTATCCCAGACAAATAAAGTCTTACCAATAACTTTGGATGACTTGTTTTTTTGTGGAAGGATTTTTTGTGTAAAGTATTTCTCTAATGCAGAGTAGGTAGTGAACTTTTTTTTCTGAAAGTTTTTAACCATACAATATATATAGTTACCTATCTGGCAATAGTCAAGATATAGATTTGCCAATCTGGTAAGTTTATTTAGGCGTAGGAGGGGTATTACTAAAGTTAATTAGTTTAGAATAGTTCTAAAGTAAAATATCTAGGCTTCTATTTTACTTAATTGGTCTTGCAGACTTATAACAGCAATCAATTTTGAATGAGCTGTTTTACTTATAGCCGCAATCCCTGGAGGATACATTCCCCCATTTTTTGCTTTAAGTCTCGTTATCTTTGCGTTCAGAGACTTTCTTTCTTTCTCGATCTGACTTATTTTTTGTGTCAGATGTTGGTAATGATTTATCATTACTTACCTCTTTTATTCTAGCGAACTCAAAGCTAACAGTTTTACCATCAACTTCATATTTAGCTGCATCGCTAGGTATGGTTTGTTTTGCAGCATCAGAAACAGAATTAAAAACTTCACTTGCTGTAAAGTTTGCGCTTCCATTCCAGAATTTTTCAATCTTCTTGTTCATTTGGATAATCACGTTCTAAAATTATTTTTAAATAGTGGATTGCCTTTTTAATATCTTCAGATTTATTTTTATTTTGATGTCGGCACACATATTTTACAACATTTCCTTCAGCAAACAAGAGTTTATTTTCACATATAAAATATGCTGGAGATACTTTTAGATCTTTATAATGAGATCCTCCAACTTGTTCTTGCAGACATTCATAATTAAATTCTTTAAATATATCTGGGTGCGTCATTGCTTTATTATCTGAATGCTTCTTGCTTTGCCTGGTAATCTTTTTATCCATTTTCTATCTTCTAATTGGCTTACTCTTTTGTTAATTGAATTTTTTGATTTTAAACCTACCGCCATCTTCATTTCTTCGTAAGATGGCGATATGTTTTTCTTTGCAATATAGTTTTTAATAAACTTAAAAAGTTTAAGTTGCTTTGCAGTTAAACCATATTGATCCATTCTGTATTACCAGGGAGCATCTTCAAGAACTGGAGCCGCTGGTTGCGCTGGTGCGCCATTTCCAGTACCCGTTTTCTTGATAGTAATCTTTAAAGATTTATCTTCT